GAGCCGTCCATCACCAAGTCAATCGTGCTGGAGTAGACGACGCCAGAGGCCGCGCCAGTCGGTGCCGTGAGGGTGATAGTGCAAGTGGCTGACAGGGTGATTTTGTAATGCCGCCCATCAATAACCGGGGCCTGCGCGCTGCCGGAGCTTGCCACAGTGACTAATAGCTCGCTGTACCGCTGGAGGGGCAGGCCAGCTTCTGCGCCGAGGTCCAACCCAGGCGCATCCTCCCAGACAATATTCCCCGCACCATCTGCAGTCGGGACTTGACCATCAGTGGCCGCGCCGGAACTGAGGTCGGTAATGCCGTCGCCGGCCTTTTTGTACTGGGTATGCGGGTCTCCCGCCGCAACATGCACGGCCACGGCGGCGCTGGCCGTGCCCGCCGGATCGGCTCCGACCTGCCCTGCGGTCACGGCATGCGGGTTATCGGTTCTCGCACTGTGACTGTCCTGACTGCCGCCGGTCGCGTAGCGGGCGTCCCCCCTGGCGTCATTGTGATACTGGGCATGGTCGTCGTCCGTAAGACCGGCCAGCTCACCATGATCGCTACTACCGCCGCCACCACCGGTGGCGACCGCCCAGGCCTCGTTCTTTCGAACATACTCACTGCCATCGTTCGGCGCTTCCTGAACGGGCGCGGCGGCCTGCGCTTCCGCTACTGTCGTATATTGTGGGTGCGGGTCTTGCGCGGCTTCGTGTGTCGCGACCTCGGCTGCCGCTTCGCCCAACGGATCGTAATCCGCGTCATGACTGTGCGTACTGTCTGCCTTGGCGGCCAGCGCCGCATCAACCGCCGCCTTGAGATAATACCGGGCATCGCCCCTGGCGTCGGTGTGATACTGGGCGTGATCGTCGTCCAGCAGGCCCAAAAGCAGACCATGATCCTCAACACCACCGCCTCCGCCGCCTTCGGCGTTGATGGTCGCCTCCAAAAATTTGGTGTCGTCAGGAATGGCGGCAATGCTGGTGTGACGCGTGTGACAAACATAGGTAACTCCCGTGCTGGGGTGGCGAATCAGATCGCCCGAGAAGTACTCTGTCGCATCGGCGTGAAGGCCACGGTAGTTGAACCAGTAGGCGTTGTAGATCGGGGTCCAGGGAGTGCTCTCGCTGCCGTGATCGCCAAGCCTGGCCTCAAGCTGGTTGGTGCTGCTGTTAATGCGCAGCTCCAGCGTGTCCTGATCCAGATTGCCATCCTCCCCCCACAGGTCGCTGACCAGATCGGCCAGACTCCTGCCGCCCTTCTCTGCGGCTTCCAGATAGGCATCCAGTTGACTGTCGCCCGTTTGGCTGGAGCGAAAATTTATCTGGTCGGCGGTGGGACGTGTCGGATTGGCCATTTAGCGTCGCACTGTTCTTGGGTGCACCTGAATGTGCAGATGGGGGTGGTCCCCGTGATACATGGCCACCAGCTTCTGCGGGCGGGTCGGGTCGTACATCCATCGCTGATTGACGTAACGCTCGATGGCCCGACCGACATCCAGATCGCGCACGATCAGGTCGGTGCCGCGCAGCGGCGTGGTGCCGTGCACACCGTCATCATCTTTTCGGTACAGGCTGCTCGTGGTGAACTCGATGCCCAGGCCATTCTCCAGGTCATCAATCACCTCGCGCAGCCAGGGGTGAAACATGGAGACCTGGCTAAGATCGACTCTCATGAGGATGGCTCCCTGTTATTGCCTGCGCCGGGCTTGTGGGTTGTCGTCACGACTCCGGCCTCCGGTTATTCTGGCCTGACTGAGCGGGATCAAGTTCCCCTTTTCCACTTCGCGCTGCACCTGCTCGTTGCTCTGCACGTTTGCTCCGCGCATCTTCTCCATGATGGCCATCTGCTGGCTTGGCGTCATCTCCCGTCCCTGCTGCTGCTGGGGGATGCGGAACTGGTCCAGGTCGGAAATGCCCATGCTGCGGATGGCTTCCTCCACGATCTTGTCGGAGCGAAACTCCATCATCATCCCGCTCTGATTGAGGATTTGCAGCATGTTCAACCAGGTCTCGGCATTGCGGGTAGGTTCCAGCGGAAGCGTGCCGTCAATCACCAGATAGCTGATATCGCCCTGCAGATCGTTGACGTTGTAATCCAGGTAGCCATCCTCCAGGCTGCTCTGCAGCATGGGCGGCACATCGGCGTTGCCCAGATTCAGGCTGCCCTCCATGGCCAGTGAATCCTGAATGTTCGAAACCATCATGCGCACCATCGGGCGCATCGTGGTCGCGGAAATGATCCTCGCGGTCACGCCCAGGCGCTGACTGCCGAGCTGGGTGAGTCGCTGAATCTCGGTCGCGGTCCTCACGTCCGGGGTGGGCATGCCCTGCTGCGCGTCGGATGCGCTGCTGACGCGCTGCTTCATGTCGCTGAGCGCGGCAATGTCGGACCAGTGGCCACGGGTAACGTCCGGGACTTCCGCGATATAGACGCCCTCGCCCGGCTGGGTGCCTGGAAGCGTCCTGACAATCCCGAAACTATTGCGGTCGATCAGGTCGGGGATGCTGACGCGGGAGGGGTCGGCAAAGATCAGGTTGTTCAGTGCGATGCGCACATTGTCCACGCGACTGCGCAACAGCCAGGTGGCGATGTCGTGCAGGGGAAGCAACAGGTCGTAGAGGCTCTGACTGAACGCCTTGTGACTGTCGTGGAACAGCCCACCAAAGACGGCCGGGAGGAGCTGGCCATACGGGTTTAGCCGAAAGCTGGCGACATACTTCTCATCCACGATGGTGGCGGACAGGTAGATGGTGCGGATGCCGTTCAGGCCAAGCTCGTCGCCACTGACACGAAACCAAATCTCGTCCCTGGCCTTGGCGTTGCCGAGACGGTAGCCGTCATCAATGCCGATGTTCGGCACATAGGTCAGGCCCTGCCCGGTCTGCTTGAGGTTTTTATGGCCATCCCACCCATAGCTGGCCGTGTCGCCGCGCAACTCATCGCGGTAGCGGTCGAGAGCCGGGTATTCCTGGCTGTGGTACAGCCAGTTTTCCGTAACGAAGTCGGTGAACACGACAAACTGCATCTGATCCCAGTCGCCCCAGGCCACTCGTGGGTCGGGGAAGGTGCGGCGCGGCTGGTGGTTGATGATGCGGTTCTGGTTGCTGTTGGCGTGCCAGACAACCTTCGTGGGCGCGTAGCCGTAGCGGACGATGTCCAGCAGGTGCTGGGCAATCTTCGCCTCGCCTGCCGTCCTGCGCATCCCTTGATGCAAGACGCGCTCCAGGATCATGGCCGCCTTGCGGCTTTTGCGGTTCTCCCCTTCCAACTGAAACATCGGGTTGCGGCCAGTCAGGGCGGCCATCAGGTAGGTGATGACCGTGTCGGCGATGGCGCGCGTGTCGGGGATGACGGCCTTTTCGCGGAAGTCGGTGGCGTCGGGGTCGATGTAGACATCGTGCGCGCGATCTGCCTGGTCCCAAGCGTCGTAACGCTTGCTGATACGTCGATACGACATGGTGTGCATGGCCTTGACGTACTCGACGATCTTGCGCTGCTGCTCGTCATTGAGGCCGCCAGCGATGTCGTAATTGGCCAGCAGGTGATCGCCGAGGTTGCTGATGTCGGCGATTAGGGCGTTGGTAGGCATTCTGTCCATGAGCGCGATTGTGGCGATTCGGGCTGCTTTCTGTCTTACGGATCGCTGCCTCGCTGTTTCTGTCTTGCTTTTTCTGTCTTACTTTCTGCGGGGCTGCGTGTTGAACCACTTATTGGTGTGGCGCGGCTTGCCGCTTTCACCCCATCCGGCCCAGACGAGGGCGTTGTTTCCGCCGACCTGGCGGGAGAGGCTGTCTTTCTGTATCTGCAGGTTGAGATCGCTCCCGGAGAGGGAGAGCTGGCTGTTCAGGCTGGTGGTCATCATGTCGGCCAGCGGGTTGTCGATATGCAGGCGACTCAGCCTGTCGATGGCCATGGTGAGCACATCCACCTGATCGTCGTGCGTGCCGCTCGGAAACTGCTCGCATTCCTTGATGAAGTCGTGAATCCATGGCCTGGAGCGCGGCAGATAGACCCGCCCCGCCTCGATGATGGGCGTGATGGCGTTGGTGCGCGTGACCTTGTCCCTGGTCGGGCGGCGGTACGGCACGACCGGGAGGGCGGTTTCCTTGCGCAAGGCGGCGATGATGGGACCACCTGGGCCAGCGTCCTCCACATTCCATGCGCTCAGGCCGTTCGCGCGGTGCTGGGCGTGCAGGACGGACAGGTCGCGCTTGAGATCGGGGAGGTCGACGCGCTTCCGGTACAGGTCGATGAGGTAATAATTTCCTACGCTGCTCAGGCCAAAAAGGCCGGCCACGGAGTAGTCGTTGAACTGGCCGGTCTTCACGGCGGGATCGAGGAACGCCTGAAAGTGCTGAATGTTTACGTCATTCAGCTCCCGATCATCGTACCAACGCCACCATGAGCTTTTGAGCAGATTGCCGCCCGCCACGGTGGGGGTCTGCTGATACAGGGCGTCGAATTCGCGCCGGTTCATTTCCTGCTTGCGCAAGAGGGCGTCGGGCGGGAAGCGTTCGGGCCACAGGCTGATGTAGTAGTTTCCGTCCTTTCCGAGAGCGGGTTCCTGCTTGCTGTCGTAGGTGGGCGGGACGTAGCTGATGATGCGTCTGCTTGTGCTGTTGCTTGCCTCTACCTCTACTGGGAGGAGGGCGGCGAAGTTGAGGTGGACCCAACTGGTTTTCCATTCGGGCAGTTGCTGCAGCATGCCGCCAATGTCTTCCGGGTGCCAGCGGGTCAGGGTGACGACCTGCTTGGGGCGCGAGCCGTTGCGGGTGACGTTGTTGGGCGGTTGCAGGCGCGTGTTCAGGGCGGACAGGTAGTAGTCCCACACGTTCTTCCTGATGGTGACGGATTCAGCCTCGACGCGGTTCTTGATGGGGTCGTCGAGGTTGAGCAGGTTGGCTGGGCGGCCGGAGGTCGAGCCGCCAAGGCCAATGCCGAAATACTTCCCCATCTTGCTGGTCTGCCAGGCGTCGAGTGCTCGGGCGTTCTTGGCCAGGCGGGTGCTTGGAAACACTTTCCTGTATTCCGGGTCCAGCAGGATGGCGCGCACCTCGCGGCTGAAGTCGTTGGACAGCAGGCTGTTATAGCTGCACGACATGATGTAATGCTCGGGGTCGTGGCCAAGCATGTACGGCGGAAGCAGGATGCTGCTAATCGAGGACTTGGAATGGCGCGGCGGCATGGTGATCAGCAGGCTGTCGGCGACCAGTTCGTTCGGGCCAGCCTCCCTCGGGCTGTCCATGTTATAGCCGACCGGCAGCTTGTCCTGGATGAACAGGTCCAGGGCGTTGATGAAGGCGATCTGAAACCAGCCGAGTGTCCAGTTCGGGCGCATGTAGCGGACAAAGCCCTCGAACGTATCGCGGGCGTTGTGGATGGCGAGCAGGCGCTTGGCGGCCTCGATGGCGCGGGACGTGGGCGCGCTTCTGCGGTTTTCTTCCACGTTATGGCCACTCGTAGCGGTTGGGGTCGCCGGATCGGCCGCCCCATTTGCCGCCCATGCCTTCCCACCACTCGCCAAGCTCTCTGTGGGATTCGGCGTCGGTGAGGTATTCCCCGTCAAGGAACAGGTTCAGGACGATGGCCAGTCTGTCGTGGTGCTTGCTGGCTTTCGAGCCGCAAGGGCATTGCTGGTCGCGGTAGAGTTCGCCACCGGTGACTTCGTAGCCCAAGGTGAAGGCCCTGTCGATGAGGCGCGGGAGATTGCGCATGAACGTAATTTGTCTGTTGAGAAGGGCTTGTGCCATGGGCTGACCTGCTGGGTTGTTGGTCTTTTGTTGGTCTTTTGTTGGTTTGTTTTTGCTTACTGCTTGTTGGTCGCGGCCAGCTTGTCGCGCATGAGGTAGCTGGTTGTTAGGGCGACGCGGGCCTTTTCGCTCGCGGCGTTTTTTGCGTAGACGCGGTGAAGCTGGGCCATGACCGCCTGATGGCGACGGTTGAGCATCTGCTTGCGCTGCTCGGGACTGGCGTGGTCGGGCGGCTCTGGCGGGAGGTCGACACTGCTGAGCGCGTCCTGCATCTCCTTGCTGAACTGGCTCAGGCTGATTCGGCTGGGGAAGGTTTTGGTTTTGAATTGCATGGGCGGTTGCGGTTTCTGTTTCTGTTTTTGTTTCTGTTTTTGTTTCTACTGCTCGCTGACGATGGTGCTGGCGTCTTTGATCATGGCTTCGAGTTCTTCCTTGGTGAGCTTCTCCAGGCTTTCTTCCTCGAATTCGTCGTCTTTTTTCGTGGCGCTGCGGGCGTCTGGCAGCACTTTGTTCAGGAGGAGCTTGAACAGCGATACCTGCTGAGGCGTCCAAATGATTTGGCCCTTGAGGGCGTTTTCGGCACGAATGATGTTCTCTGTCACCGTGCGGACGATGCTGGACGTGATTTGATCGTACTGGTCCTGGGCCAGTTGGCCTTGTTTTGCCTTGGCCAGGACCATCTCTTCCTTGGCCATGATGGCGGCCTGCTTGGCGCGCAGGTTGGCCAATGCTTCGTCGTGGTCTTCCCTCATCTTCATAAGCTCTGCGGCCATCTTCTCGCGCATCTCAATGAGCTGGGCTTGGTCTGCTGCGGCGGCGTTGGCGAGCTGAAGCGTGCGGTTGAGGGCGGTGACGTTTTGCTGTTTTGCGTGTCGCAGCTCTGCCTCGCCGGTTGGGTCGAGGTTTTGCTCCGGGGTTCTGATGGCGTCCTTGGGGTCTTCAATGAGCGAAGCGGCCAGTAGGCGCTCATGTACGTCTTCCGGGGAGGCGTAGCGCAGGGCGGCCGCGTTGCGGGCGGACTTGCGGCGGTACTTCATGTTTTCCGCGCAACGCTTGCCGCAGTAGCGGGTCAGGGAGTTGGTCTTGTGGATGGCGAACGCGCCCTTGCAGTAGGGGCAGGTCTCGATAGCCCAATTACTGTGGACCATCGCCTCCCTGATATTTCTCGGATGGAGCAGGATCACCCTGACGGAGAGGCCACTTGCTGGAGGGTCGTCGTAATCGATCTTTTTGTAGACCTTGCGCTCGGGATTTTCTTCCCTTGCGCGGCGCTCACCTTCCAGGCGACGGAGCCTGTTCTGGCCAGTGTTGAAGGCTTTCAGGGTGGCTTTTTTGGGAGGTGTTGCCATAAGGAAATGGGCGGTATTGGCTGTCGTGTTGGCTGTCGTGCTGAGTTTGCACTGTATCGGCGGGGGCTGTCTTACGGCTTTTACTACCGGGGGAGGTGGATGGATTTTGCGTGCTGAAAAATTTTTGGGAGGGGATAGAGAGGAGTCTCATCGCGCGAAACGCAGCGCCGGTACGAGGCCCCCGCCCCCCCCCTCCTAAGTCATTGATTTTTTATGGTGCTCCCCTTGTTGCGAAGAGCCAAAAAGGGAGTGGGGTCGCGCATATCCGGGCCAAGTCGGCACGATTTTTTCCCTCACACGCATGGTCCCAAAGGGACCAGGGATGGGCCACCGAGGAGCAGCAATCCGCTACTCCCGCTACCCAGCCCCAGGAGGGCACGAGCATGAAAACACAGGCAGCTTCCCTCGCCGGCATGACCGCGCATCAGATCGCCGACGCCCTGGCACGTAACGAAGTGAGCAAGGCCGACGCCATCGCCTACCTAGAGGCGAAACCCAAGCTGCGTGCACCCAGCAGACGCCTGCTGGGCGTACTCAAGTCCCGCACGGCCGCGAAAAACATCGCGGCGAAACTCGCCGAAGACGACTCCAAGCGCGCCCGCGAGCGCCAAGAGTTCCTGGCCCGCGTCAAGGCCGAGCGCAAGACCCGCAAGTCCGCGCCCAAAGCGCCCAAGGCCGAGCCGGCCAGCGATGAGCTGACCGACCTGCGTGCGCAGGTGGCTGAGCTGCAAGCGGCCATGGCCGCCTTCACGCAACTGGTGGGCAAGCTCGCGAAGTAGTGCGAATGCGCCACCTCCCCGCCCCGTCCGCCTCGTGCGGGCGGGGATTTTTTTTGCCCGAAATATGCCCGCTAGCGCCTCGCTCAGCCGTCATCGCGACAACCCGGTCCAGTCGCATGCCCGGCTGCAACGATGCCTCAGAGCGGCTCTCAGGGCTGCCTCGCACACCTTAATCCCAAAGGGATTAGGGAGGGGCAACCAGAGCCAGGGCATCCCGCCCTGACCACATCGTCGCCAACAGGCGGCAAGGAGACTCCCATGAGGAACACCCACGTCGAAATGTCCGAGGCCATGGCCTACATAAACACATATTCCCTGCGCCACCTGGCACAGGAGGCAGTCAGCGGCCTGGCCACGCAGTTTGAAATCTCCCGCAAGGAAGCGGCGATGGTCGTAATCAAGGCGTTCGTCGCCGACCCCCATGCCAGCACCAGCCTCGTGCAGGACTGGTGCGACTACCACGCCAGTATTTTGCTGGACCTCCTGGCCGACCTCGCGGCCACTGTCCCCTCTGTCCACTAACCCCCACCAGACGCCGTGGGAGCGATCCTGCGGCGTTTAGGAGCAACCGAATGGCCAACCTCACCAGAAGCGACTGGCAGCGCGCCTTAGACGCGCAATCCGCCTGCAACCTCTCCGGCATCGTTTTCTCGTTCGCAGAGACGATGCAGCGAATCTGCAACGATGTGCCCGATACTGGGCCACGCAACGCCCACCCAATCTGCGTCCTCTACGCGACGCAGATCGCCCACCTGTCCGACCACGGGGGTCTGTGCGACCCCGACATCTACAGTCACGCCGTTCACGAGGCGCGCATAGCAATCAGCCTCTACGACAACGTAGACGACAACGGCGACGTGGCCGTCGCTGTCTGGTCGCGAGACTGCGACATGGTAGAGGGCACCCACCTGGTCCACATCCAGGCGGACTACAACGCCTACCTCGACCTTGTCGATGAGCAAGAGCGCAACGCCGAGGGGTCGTGGTCCCTCACCATCCTATCGCCAGAGCAGGCGACAAAGTTTGTCGCCTCTTCGCGTGACCTGGCGCTGGAGGCCCATGAAAACGGGCACCCGCACTGCATCCACGCATAACCCAGCAGCCCGGCGCAAGCCGGGCAAGGAGATCACCCATGACCCTCACCCGACAACAGCGCATCGCGTTACTTCGGGTCTGCCTTCGGGCATTCCCCGACACCGTGGCGCACGACTACATCGTTCGTGCCAGACACCCCTCACTGCCCGTGTTCTTCTCGCACGGCACCGTACAGCACGCCTACCGGCAACTGCGCCGTCAGGTCGTGCCCACCCTCCCTGCCTCCGATCCCGCCATCCTCGTGCCCTATGCGGGCATGTGGCTCGGCATCGAGGCCGATGGCTACACGCATAGCTAACCCCAAACTGCCCGCTTCGTGCGGGCAAGGAGCACGACATGAACTGCCGATACGGCAAAGCACGCGGCCGCCAAGGCGGCTGGGACTACGCCAAAGCCCTGCGCTGGAACGAGCGCATCCAGGTCAAGGGCCAGTCCTACCTCTACACCTGGGAGCTGTCCGGCCCATGTGGGGCGCATTATCACGTCTGGCTGCCGCCTGACACGCCCGACGCCCTCCACCCATCCATCCTCTCGGCCCTGCGCGACAGCTTCGATGTCGTGTCGTGGTCTTGGGACTACATCCCCGACGACGCCTAGCGACACACACACGCCTCAGCCCCAAAGGGGCTGGGGAGGGCTACCGACCCGGCAATCTGCCGGTTTTTTTTGCTTAGGAGAAACCGAAATGTCCGCCTTCATCTGCTCCCCAACCCACATCATCACCCTGGCTCACGCCATGGAAAAGAAGGCCCACCATGTCCTGGCGCTGGAGTTGGCGCTGGAGAACATCAAGTCCGTCGAGTACCGCTACGGCGAGGACGCCGAGGAGATGTTTGGCGTGTCCAAGACGGCATTCCTCATGGAGTGCGTCACCGAGACGCCCAAGACCCTGTCGCGCGTCGGGCTGTACAAGCTGGCGTGCTGCTACGAATACCAGGCATGCGAGCACGAGGAGTGGGAGGGGGGCAGCCTCGAAAAGAAAATCTCCGCGTTCAAGCGGAGTCTCAACCTGCCCAGCAACGTGGAGGAATCCCCCGCGTATTCCGAAGCGGCTTGGTCCATTTGACACAACCAGCACCGGGTCAAGACCGGGCAAGGAGTTACCGGGTCAAGACCGGGTAACCGGCTACCGCGCATCGACCTGGGACTTTTCCTTCGAGCACGGCGACTGGACACCTTTAGTTGTCTTGTGTAGCATCGGTTGTACACCGTCTGACTGCATAAGACAACGAAAGAACACCCCTCCCACACACCCGAAAAGCCCCAAAGGGGCTGGGGAGGACAACTGACCAGCCGTCAAAGCTGGCACTTTCCCCTTACTGCCCATCATTGGGCAAGGAGACAAGCATCATGAACTACCCATCATTCAGTTCAGGCAGGGCGCTGTATGAGCTGGAGAAAGCGCATCCGCGCTTCTCCGACAGGCGCAAGGAGATGCGATCAATGGCAGCGGACAACCTTGGCAACGTCCGCCCGACCTACAACAAGTTGGTCGACGAGGTAAACGCGGCAATCAGTCGGCACAACGACGCCACTAACGAGGGCGTCCGTCCGCTTGTGTCTTTCGCCAACTACCGGGACCGCCTGGGCGAAGAGGCGCTGACCGCCATCATCCTGCTCGGCGGGAGGGCTGTCGCCGATTCGATGCAGCAGATCATCAGGCACCCCGCAAAACCCGCCAACCGAAAGAGCTTTCGGAACCGAAAGGCGGTTGCGTGGGGCGAGCCGACCAACTGCCACTCGCACGTATCGCTCGTCAAGACCGTATCCAAATTCCTTGCAACCAAGGGGATCAATACCGTGGACTTCCAGAAAATCGCACAGGCTGCATGCAACATCATCAAGGACGACGCCGAGCTGAAAGACGCTGTCATATCAGCAGTTGAGTCGCTGTACGGCCACGACCAGAGCAAGGCGTTGGGCGCTGTCGTGACCATGCAGGACATGGTCGACGACTTGGCCGCCGCCGAAGTCACTGCGGACATCAACAGCATCATCACGCAAATCCATGAACGCATTGTGGGGTTGTCTGCTCCTATTGCTTCTCCTATTGCTTCTCCTATTGCTGCTCCTATTGCTGCTCCTGTTGCCCCTACTGCTGCTTCCCCCGCTTCGTCGCTTGGCGAGAAGAAGAAGGGGCTTCTCGATCTGGCGGATTCGCTGAACGGTGTCGACGCCAGCATGGCGAGCGGCATTGATGCCATTCTCGGCATCGCCAAGGTGCCGAATCTGGCGAGCATCGCCAAGCAAATGCGGAGCTTCGTGAAGGCTGTCGAGGACACACCTTCGTCTGCTCCCATCATCACCATGCCAGTGGCG